GACACATAAGTGCACCAAAGTGGTGCATAAGTGTGCACCAAAGTGGTGCAAGGTGGGCTAAAGTGGTGCGTGTGTGTGCCTGAGTAGATCCCTAAGGAGTCACCCAAGCAACACTCAAGACCACTTAAGTGTTACCGAACCACACTGCATAGGTGTTACCAAAGTACCCAAGTGTTACCGATAGTTATTAGACTAATGTCTAATGGTAATTCTGAAAGCCAGTAATGGCAAGGGTTTCTAAAGTTGGCACGGTGTCTGCATATACTATGGAAACACACAGGAGAGAACACATGAAAAAACTAATTGATCCAGTCGAGAAGGCTACACACTTGGCAGACCGTATGGCTGAACGCCTAGGAGACGCAGGAGATATCAAGATAGACGCTGATGCGTCACTGTCTAACCTCGACTCAGTGATGGTCGACAAGGGACTGCCTAGAGAGTACAGATCACAGGTGCTCGACGCATTTCTGGACATTATGACGGAGCGTGGATACTTCACCCACTGATGAGCCTAGGTTGCGCTAGGCGAAACGATCGGTTTATACTGGTCGTCTGGGTAGCAACACAACGAGGAGAACTACCATGAGAAAGATTGAGAAAGAAATGAACGTAGCCATTAGCCGTCAACAGAACTGGTCTAAGGCTAACACGACAGTCTACATTATGCCGGACAGTTTGCGGGCTCGTGTACACTTGCACGGCTACCACATCGCCACTGTGTCGACTGATGGAAGTGTCGAGGTGAACCTTGAGACACTAGCGAACTGGCCTACCATGACCACTAAGTCACGCCTGAGAGCCCTTGGGGTTCCTGTGGTGACACGTAAGGGTCGAGTGTATGTGAATGACGTTGACATTCTGACCTATGGATATCGTCACATGGTCGTCGACTATAACGACACGAGGTATTCATCATGAACGAACTAGAACAGGCAGTCGTGATCGTCTGGACTCTGACGATCTTTGGGTGGTGCATTGGTAAATACTGGGAGTTCATCAGATGAAAACACTTGAGTACATACAGGACACCGCATACAGTGACGGTGAGAGCGTGTCGTTGTACATTGAGATTACCCCGGCAGAACGTGGGGACAGCCTGTGGAATGTCTCAGGCTATCTCGACTCTGAAGGATACCACAACGGAGAACCAGAGCGAGAACTGGAGGACAGTCTGTGGTATGTTCAACGAAACGTGAATTTATACGTCGAGGAGTTTAAGGATACCTTAAGGGAGCTAGAGGACGATGACTGACCACGAGAACCATTATGACCCACAGTTGCAATGGGTCATTGACGAGGTGATTTTTTACATCACCCAACAGAAACACTCTGACCCTGTCTGGTTCGATGTCTATGAGACAATCACAGGATCAACACCAGACGAGGCATGGGACGAGTACCAAGCGACCCTAAGGGCTGAGGCAGAAGGTGAGGCACGATACGATGCAGAAAGTTCCTCCAGTTGAGCGTGACCTACTCACAGGAGGTCTTACGATGTCCTGTGCGTCGCTCTGGTGTCAGTTCCTCTCTGAGGAGTTCGACTGGCAGGGTAATAGGTCACTATCAGAATATTACAAACGTCGAGCACAGGAGCTCTCCGTGGCTCCTACAGGCTCTTTACATGATCGTCGGCTAGAGGAGGCCATTAAGACATGGAAGCGATGAACTTATTCAACCTTATGGTCATCTTGACGGGTTGGACAGTAGCAATGGGCATTGGTGCGTTCCTTGCGTGGGTATTTTATGAAAGACATGAGGACGAATGAATGAGGTGTCGAGCTTGTAACGTCGAGTTGACCGATTACGAGTCAACCAGAAAAGACAACAACGGGGAGTTCTACGACCTGTGCAGTGGTTGCTTTGGTGAAATCAAGGTTGCCCTATGGGAACAAGAGCTAACCATTGGTGACGTCGTTCAGTACGTACCAGTTGATACAACAGAGGAACTATGATATACTCTTAAGTATACTAAGGGATCATATGAAATACTTGAGAAAGCCTAGGAAACACCTAAGGACTAACATTAAAAAAACCAATAGTAAGAAACTTAAGTTATCTAAAGTAGAACTTAAGGAGTTCGTTAAGGAGTGTAAATATGTCGTTGCATAATGTGTCGACTGCGATTATAATAATGGAATTGAGGCAACGGATCAATGACCAGTTTAAAGATCCAGAGCCACAATACGATGGGGTTTTGTCTGAGCTTAAGCGCAACGACTTGTTGCTACTTGATCTCGCTCTACCTATCTTCACAACACCGGAACCTGAGGAGGTCTGATAATGTCAGTAGTAAACGGAACGGTCGCATTTGCGAACCTAGATGCACATGAGGTCTACAACGGCCAATCAACAGGCAAGTATTCGCTTGTCTTAACCCTCGACGACGCTGAGGCTGAAAAGCTAGAATCAGAAGGCGTCAAGATCAAAATGTACAAGAACCAGTCACAGCGCAAGTTCGCCACTAAGTTTGACGAGTTCCCAGTGATTGACAACGACGGTGAACCTGTCAGCAAGTCATCTGTGCGCTACGGTGACAAGGTACGCATCAAGTACGACCTAGGCAACCCACACCCTGTCCACGGCACAACCGTGTACCTAAAGGCTGTTCGTGTAGTCGAGAAGGGAGAGGTAAGCGTCGATGATGACGGGGAGTTCTGATGACGAGTTCATCAGGCACGAGTCCTGTGAGAAGTGCGGGAGCAGTGATGCTCTCGCAGTCTACACAGACGGACATGGATACTGTTTTGCGTGTCAAACCTATTTTAAGGAGGCTACATCTGTGGAAACCGCTAGTAATGTTGTGTCGTACACTAAGCCAGTGGAGATGTATGGAACCACTCAAGCGATTCCAGATCGAAAGATACCGGAATCAGTTGCGAAACGGTTCAACGTACATTCTGACGCACACTCGCAATATTACCCGTACTACGACAACAACGGTGCATTAGTCGGTTGTAAGGTTCGGGAGGTCAAGACTAAGACCTTCCGCACCCTAGGCGACATGAGGAACAATACGCTGTTCGGTCAGCAGTTGTTCAAGTCGGGTGGTCGTTATGTAACGGTTGTCGAGGGAGAACTGGACGCACTAGCGGCCTTTGAGATGCTTGGTGCTCGTTACCCGGTGGTTTCAGTGTCCAAAGGTGCGGGCGGGGCAGTCAAGGACTTCAAGAGAAATCTTGAGTGGCTTGAGGGTTTTGAGAATGTCGTGATTTGTTTCGACAACGACACAGCAGGCCGTGAGGCCGCTGAGAAGTGTGCTCAGGTACTCAGCCCTAACAAAGCTAAGATCGTCGCTCTGGGGGCGTTTAAGGACGCCTCAGACTACCTTATGAACAACAAAGTGCGACAATTCACTGCTGAATGGTGGGAAGCTAAGCCTTACCGTATGACAGGGGTGATTACCCTTGAGGATGCTTGGGGTGACTTCATCAAGAGAGGCACTGAGGAGATCATTCCGTTTCCTGAGAGCTTTGGTATGCTGAACTCAATGTTGAACGGAGGCATTGCCGCAGGAGAGATCACCGTCATTGGTGCACTCACGTCTGTTGGTAAGACCACGATGGTCAACGAGATCGCCTACCACTTCTGGAAGAACACTCAGAAAACCATCGGCTGTGCGTTCTTAGAGGCATCCAATGGTGAAGCTGTCGAGAACCTGTTGACAATCCACACAGGGCACAACCTGTCACTTGAGGATCGTAAGAACATCGACTTTGACAAGTTACGTTCTGACATCATCACTGACGGTCGTATCCTTCTATTGGATCACAATGGGGCTGTCGATACCGATGAGTTGTTCTTGAAGTTGAGAGCGATGGTCAAAGGCAACGGGTGTGATGTACTTATCATCGACCCACTGCAAGCGGCTGTCACAAGCAACTCCAACGAGACTGTTGATGACTTCATGGATCGACTGCTTAAGCTCTCTAAGGAAACCGATGTGTCGGTGATTGTCGTTAGCCATATGCGAAAGCCTAGCCTGTCAAACCCGCACAACGTCAACGAGTACGACTTGAAGGGCTCAGGCTCGATTAACCAGATCTCGTTCAATACGATTCTGTTAAGTCGTGACAAGATGGCAGAGGACGAGTATGCACGGAACAGTACCCAAGTGCAGGTCGTCAAGTGCAGACGCACAGGCATCACAGGCAGTGCAGGGTGGCTCTACTATAATGCCTTGACAGGTCGAGTAGAGCGTGGGCAGAAACCAGAAGTCCATGAAGCTAACAACATCGAGGAGTTCTAAGTGCGTTGTATCTGGGACATTGAGACTGACGGACTCAAGCCAAAGACAATCTGGTGCTTATGTGCAATCAAAGGCAATCAGATGTATACACTTGAGAACCCAACAGCGGAGATGGTCAAGGAGTTATTTTCGGATGTGACAGAACACGTCGGTCACAATCTGATTAACTACGACATCCCTGCGGTCGAAAGAATCCTAGGTGTCAAAGTCACTGGAGATGTTACAGACACATTGGTGCTGTCTCGTCTGTACAATCCCAACCTTGAAGGTGGTCACTCACTGGACGCTTGGGGACAACGCTTAAAGTTTCCCAAAGGAGAATATTATGATTGGACTAGGCTTACGCCTGAAATGCTTGAGTATTGCAAGCAAGACGTTAGAGTTACTGAGCAGGTACTTGCCTTTCTTGAGAAAGCCCTTGAACCGTTTGGAGATACAAGTGTTGATCTGGAGCACAGAGTACAGCGTGAAGTTACTCAGCAAATGTCTAACGGATGGCTCCTCGATCAACGCCAAGCGTTCGACTTAGTTGCACAGTTAAAGGAGACACAGTATGACCTTGAGGAGAAAGTTCACGAGAAGTTTAAACCGCTTCCGACGTTCGTTAAAGAGATCGTACCTAAGTATAAGAAGGACGGTAATCTATCGTCTGTCGGGCTTAAGTTTCTAGGGGAGGACTGGGTAAATGTCGGAGGAGCTTTTTCTCGCATTGATTGGCCGGAGTTTAATCTGGGTAGCCGTAAGCAGATAGGGAGGTATCTTAGGCGATTCGGATGGAAGCCTGAGAAGTTTACGGAGAATGGTCAAGCTATTGTTGATGAGAAGGTCTTGGAGACTGTTACTGACATACCTGAGGCACAGCTTATTGCAGAGTACCTTATGGTTCAGAAGCGGATCGCACAAGTCCAGTCGTGGATTGACGCAGTCGAGGATGACGATAGAGTCCACGGACAAGTCAACGCAATCGGAGCAGTGACAGGTAGGATGACACACAGTAGTCCGAATATGGCTCAAGTTCCTGCCGTAGGGGTTCCTTATGGGACAGAGTGTCGTGCTCTGTGGATTGTCCCTGAAGGACGTAAGTTAGTTGGTGTGGACGCAAGTGGCCTTGAGCTACGTATGCTTGCACACTATATGGATGATGAGGAGTACACGAATGAAATCATCAACGGAGACATTCACACAACAAATCAGCGAAATGCAGGACTGTCTACACGCTCTCAAGCAAAGACATTTATATACGCCTTCCTATACGGAGCCGGGGACGCCAAGATCGGTTCTATTGTGGATGGAAGTCAGAGAACTGGAGCGAAACTTAGACAACGCTTTCTCGACAATACTCCCGCACTTGCAGAGCTTAGAGAAAGAGTCTCAACAGCGTCTCAACGAGGACACCTCAGGGGACTGGACGGACGATGCTTACACATCAGAAGTGAACATAGTGCCCTAAACACACTGCTTCAGTCAGCCGGGGCGATTGTAATGAAGAAGGCACTCGCAATCTTTAGTGAGTTTGCTCCGCAATGGAAACTCGATTACAAGCTCCTTGGCTCTATCCATGATGAGTATCAGTTGGAAGCTAAGGCTGACCAAGCAGACAAGGTAGGTTACCTGATGGTTGAGTCCATCAAGGCCGCAGGGATCGCCTTTGATCTTAAGTGTCCTTTGGACGGTGAATATAAAGTTGGAAATAACTGGGCACAGACGCATTAACGTGGTATACTAATAGGATAGTAACAGGAGAACGAGATGACTAAGAATATTTATAGTGTAGAAGACTTTGAGGAACGCCTCTCAGAGCTAACTATCGGCACTGAAAACGTACAAAAGCTAATGGAGTTCGTGCGTATGCAAGATCGTCGTCTTCAGTTTCAATTGAAGAAGATAGATATTGCGGCTAATATGCTTGGGCATAATTTAATTGATGAGTGTTTAATCGAGATGGATTATGAGTAAGTCAATTTACACATTGGTAGACGACATCTACACGCTGATGGAGAACCGTAATACTCCTAAGGACGTAGATGTTGACGCAGAGATTGAACGCTTTGGTGAGGCCATGAAAGACCTCATGAAGAAAGAGTTCAAACCTGCTGTCCGTGATGCTCGTAAGTTACGCTTGAGTGCCATTGGCAAGAATGATCGTCAGTTGTGGTACTCTGCGAACAAATACTCGCAAGAGAAGATGAAGCCTCATAACTACATTAAGTTCATGTACGGACATATGATTGAAGAACTGATCTTATTCTTGACTCGTATGGCAGGACATACCGTAGAAGACGAACAGAAACTCTGTGAGGTCGAGGGTGTCAAGGGATCTATGGATGCCCGTATTGATGGTCGACTGGTTGACGTTAAGTCAACTTCAACCTACGGCTTCAAGAAGTTCAAGGACGCTACTCTTGCGTATGATGATCCCTTTGGCTATGTAGCACAATTGAAAGCCTATGCTCACTCTGAGGGCGACACCAAGTACGGGTGGATAGCGATTGACAAGCAGAACGGCCACTTATGTTACCTTGAGTATGATGAGGAAGACACACAAGCTCCTGTTCATAGCTTCATTAGTTATGACATTGCAGAGCGAGTACGCCACGTAAAAAAGGTGGTGGAGCTTCCAGAACCTCCGTCCTTCTGTCACGAGCCCGTGGACGATGGGAA